GCAACTTCCAATTTGACCACGGATTGCCCGTTGACGGCGTTATTGGTCACGCAACGTGGGCGGCATTGGAGGATGTGACGCCCGCCACAAAATACACGGTCACAATTCCGCACTTGTCCAAATCGCAAGCGGATGCGTTAGTTTCGCAATACCCCGGTTCGATCATGACGGAAGAAAGGGGGTGATTGCTGTGACAATTGAAACAATTGTTGCAATTTGCGTGCCGTGTGTTGCGTTGCTTTTTACTGTTCTTACTTTCAGCCGGAACACAAAAAAGGAAACGGAATCAGCGGCGGCGGGTCGTGCAACAATGACGGCAGACATTTCATATATCAGAACAAGCATTGACGAAATCAAAGTCGATAACAGGGTGATTCAAAAGGATGTATCTGACATGAAAGCCAAACTTGTTGAAGTCGAAGCGTCCGCAAAATCAGCACACAAGCGTCTTGACGACCTAAATGCAAAGGGGTGACATATATAATGAAACTACCCGATTCCGTTTATACCGTCCTAAAATGGTTGGTTGTTATCTGCATTCCCGCTTTGACAACCGCATATTGCGGGTTGGATGCCGTTTTTGGTTGGGGATATGCCGACATGGTTGCAAAGGTTTCCGCAATTGTTTGCACCCTGTTGGGTTCGCTTATCGGAATAAGTACCGCAGAATACAACCGCACAAAAGACCACGAATAACCAACGAACGCCCCCGGCAACCCGCCGGGGGTTTTATTTTTTTGCCTATTTTGCGAAATTCAGCGGAATAGATGTAAAAATTCTGCTTCTGTAGGGTTGTTTTGTTGTAGCGTCTGTGTTACAATACAATCAACGGGGGAAACTTCCCCGGACGGGCGGCGGCTGAACCGCCGGGAAAAGAAAGGAAGGGCAAGGGCAATGGCAAGCATCGAATTCATCACAAAGCGGATCGAAGGAAAGCAGAAGGAAATCGAAAAGATTGAAAAAAAGCTGTCCCGTATCGAAAAGGCAAAGGCAACCAATTGGAAAGTGAACCCGTATTATTACGGCGAAGATGATTTGCGGTGGACGCTGAAAGACCTTGAAAGTGCGCAGATTGCACTTGCTAAGTATGAAGAGCAGTTGAGCGCAGAAACAGAAAAGGCGAACAGCCGCAACGTTCCCGCAATCATTGAGTTTTTGGAAGCGTGGAAGAAGCGTGTTGAAGCGTGGTACGTTGACAACTTCCCGAAGTACATTGAAGCGCAGGAACAGCGGTATGCTGAAAACGCCGCCTATTGCGATTGGGTCAACAGCCATTTCGGGAAAGAATACCGGGAAGAAAAGGAAGCACGGCGTGCGGCAGAAAAGGCCGCAGACAAGATGTACCACAGAGCGTGGGCAGATTTCTTCCGGTACAATGACTACAACACGCTGAACAGCGAACTTTTGAAGAAGGATTTGGAACAGGAAGCCGCCGCAAAATATGATGACATCGTAGAACGCACAAACGCAATTTGCGGGACGATCACGGACGCAACGGGGTTGAAGGTTGGGATGAAAGGCGATCTTGACGGGATTGTGATTGGTGAGCGTGGAACGGCAAGGGTTCAGACAATCGGTGCGGGCGGTTACAACATCCAATGTTACCATTTCCGCACATTGGTTCACGGCGTAAAGTGAAGACAACGCACAATGCCCCCGGAACAACCGGGGGTGTTTTTATTTTGCGAAAAATAGCGGAATAGATGTATAAAATTCGCTTCCGTGGGGTTGCTTCTTTGTAGCAAGTATGTTACAATGTAATTCCCGGGGAGGTGTCCCCGGACAGGAGGCGGATGAACCGCCGGACAGAAAGGAAGGGCAAGGCAATGACGGACACACGGACAGAGGTTGTGCGGTTGGTTGAAACCGCAATTGCAACAGGTGATTACAACTATATCCGGCAAGCAATGAACCTTTGCACAGATGAAAGCGGCGTTTGGATGGCGGAAGACGAAGAATTCGTAATGGTTGACGATGATGTGTTTTACTTCAACGGTGCATTTTAAGAAAGGAAGGGCAAAAACAATGGCAGACATGAAAAAGGACTTTCAAAAGGCAGTAAAGGCGTTCCGGGACGGGAGCAAGTACCACGGAGAATATCCGAAAGCAATGATGACCGCACAGCAGATGCGCAAAGGAACGGCAACAATCAATTGCGGGCGTGCGGAATTCGGGCAGGAACTTGCCCCGCAGGTGTTAGCATCTGAACCGTTTGTTGCGTGGTGCGTTGCATACGGAATCAAAACCGTACAGGTTGAGATTGCAAGAGAAGCATCGTACATGAAACCACAGTATCAAATCCGTGTCACGTATTGACGCTGACAGACAGCGGGCGCACGCCGCCCGTTGTAGTCAACGCCAAAGGCGTTGAAGAAAGGCAGGGTGGAACATGATAGTTGATTTCTTTGGTATCAAGGTAAGAGTGCCGAAAGGATTTGCACAGCAAGAAGACGGAACGTTTGTGCGGCACACAGGGTACGAATACGCAATGTGCCAATATGGGCGTGATAATGATTCCGTTATTGTGCTTGAACCGATTTATGCACATCACTTGCGGTGCTTTGTATGCGAAAAGGTTTGACGCTGACGGACAGGGGCGGGACGCCCGCCCTTGTGGTCAACGCCAAAGATGCGTTGAAGGAAGGAAGTGCAAGGGCAATGACAATGCAGGAAATGTTGAAGGTGCATGCCGACATAGAACGGCAGAACCGGGAAAAGTTGGAAGCGTGGAAACGGGAAGAAACCCGGGAAGCAAATGTGCGGTTGGCACGGGAGGAATTGCAGAAATTGACGGAAGAAGGGGTGATATCGTGACGGGGCGGGATTTGGCAACATACGTGCTTGTGAACGGGTACGACAATGCGCCGCTTGTCGTCTACATTGACGGCAAGGCCGTGCGGGTTTATGACGTGTGCTTTGAGATCGGCAACGGCGAATTGGTCGTCATGCCGGATCGAAGCGAACACGATGAAAACTGACTACCGTTTTGACTACCAAACCATGCGTCAAAAGGGGTCAAAATGATACTTTTTGACCTGTGACCAAAAACAAAAAAATGCCCCGTGCCTTATATGGCATGGGGTTTTCCGTTGTGGCTCAAATAGGACTCGAACCTATGACACTCCGGGTATGAAGCGGGCGTGCGTATGTGCCGCCCGCCTTTATTTTTCAAGCGTTTCGGCGGTCGGTTTTTCGCCTTGACTACCATTTTGACAACGAAAGCGGTGTTTAATCGGGAAACGGACGAATAAAATCAAACTTCCGTCCGTCCCGTGTAATAATGCGCACAGCGTTGCCCGACCGTTCAATGCGGTCAATGTTTTCTTTGGCTTTCCTTATGTTTCGATTTGCGGCGGTTGCCTTGATTTGTTCCCTGTGTTCTTTGCGGTATTGCCGCATGTATTCTTTGCGTTCTTTGCTTGTCAATCAATTCACCCCCCGCACAATATTATACGGGTTAGAAGATACCCAAACAACATGATTCTGAAAGGTTTTACGAACCGTCCGCATTCTTTTTTAACGCCTGTTTTACCCGCTCCGCTTCCGTGGTTTCCCTGCTGTCTGTCACGCTGTCGTATATGCGTAGAAGCATTGTTGCATCGGCGTGCCCCATCCATTTAATTACGGTATGCAATTCAACGGGCGGTTGCATGTCCCGAAGCATGGTTGCGAAGCTGTGCCGCAGGTCATACGGCGTGACCGTGAAGGACACCCACGGGGGCAACGTGCCACCTGCGGAAAGTATTGCTTTGTGTTCCCTTGTGCGCCCGTACCAACGCCGTTGAACGCCGTTTATTGCGGTTTCCATGTGCGCCACATATGACCGCCACACAACACGCCACGTTGTCTTTGTGACGGCGTCCCCGTGCGCCGATGTTATAAGACGCCCTGTGCGGCCTTGCAAGGCCGATTTCAGCGGGGGAAGCAACGGGATTGTCCTGTTTGCCCTGTCCGTCTTTCCTTCGCCCGTATATGCGTATTTTTGCCCGTTTTCGGGGTCGGTGTGGGCGGTTTCCCGCACGGTTATTGTTTCCCGCTTGAAATCAACGTCCTTGTCTATGTCCAACGCTTTTGCTTCCTGCGGGCGCAGACCCGCATAGAGCATTGCCATAACAACCGGGTGCGCCCTGTGCCCCGTGCAAAGGGTTTCAATCCATTGTCTTTCCTGCGGCGTTATAGACCTATGCCCGCCCGCTGTGCCCTTGTGCGGGCGTGCTGTGCGATCCCGTGCTGGGTTGCTCATTATCAACCCGTCTGCGACCGCAGAATCAAACAGGGCGCAAAACAGTTGCTTCGCCGCCTTGATGTATGAATTTGACAATCCTTTGTACCGGGTCGAAAAAACGCTTTTGATGTCGGATGGCTTGACATCGGAAATGGGTAGGTTGCCGATTGCGTCCGTTAGTGCGGCAAGGTGCGTGCGCAACCCGATCATGGTTGACGGGGCAACGTCCGGGCGTGAACGGGTCAACCAATCGTCTGCATACCCTTTGACGAAATACACAGCAACCCGCCCCCGCTTTTCTGCGGCCTTGAATTCTTCCCGTTGCCGCAAGCAATCGTCCGGGTCGGAAGAATAAAACCATTGGTTGTGATACCTGCAAGCATAACGCCCGTCCGGGCGTTTTTTTAATTTCTGTTTTCTTTCCCGTGGCATTTTATCACCTGCATACGTTATGCAAAAATCAAACCGTTGCAAATCAACGCTTTCGGCAAAGGTCAAACCGAAAACCCGAAAAATTAGCCATTTTTTGTTGCATAACGTATACAAATGGTAAAATATGGCAAATTTTCGCGTCCGATTTTTGACCCACGAAACGTTAGGAAAATCAACAATGTTTGTGTAGTCTAACCGCTACAAATGAATTATACGCAAAATATACAATTTGCGAATAACCCTTGTCTGACCTTCAAAATGACCTGTAACTCATTCGCTACACGCACCCCGGTAAAATCGCCTAAAAACGGCCTTAAAACGCATGCCCGAAAATGGCCTACCATACACGGACAAAGCCGACCGCCAAACCGTATATTTTGACGTCTGACCCCGCCGGGAACACCTGCGGAGGGAAGGACGGGTTGTCTGCAACAAGCATAATGCCGTTTGAGTTCATGTAGAATCGTTTCAGCGTTGCTTCCCCGTCAATTCCTACGGCGGCAATTTGTCCCTGCTCAACTTCCGGTTGTTGCCGGATCAAAACCAAATCCCCCGGTTGAAAGGTCGGTATCATGCTTTCCCCGTTGCACCGCAGGGCAAAATCAGCGGTCACGCCGTCCGGCACTTCTGCGAAGCCTTCAATATTCTGTTGCGCTGTTATGGGCGTTCCGCAAGCGATGCTTCCTACTATAGGCACAGCGTCTTTGACTATGGGGATAAACGGCGGCAGTTTTGGCGTTCTGCATAACAATTCATCCGTTGTTACACCCAATGCATCTGCGATGCGCCCGACCGCTATTGCCCCGGGTTCAATCTGCCCTGTTTCGTATTTGGCAACCGTGACCCTGTGCAACATGGCCTGTTCTGCTAACTCTTCCTGTGACAACCCACGTTCACGCCGCAATTCTGCAATTCGTTTGCCTATTCCGTTTTTCATAGGTACGCCCCCTTTCTTTTTGTAACAATAATGTTACAAGCGCACACGCAGAATGTAAATAGCTGATAAGGTAAAAACCTATTGCAACTTTGTACCCGATGTGTTACAATCAAGTCCGGTATACTATGCGCTACAGAAAAGGGGGTGAGAAACATAGCACGGTTAGCAGATGTGCGACAGGCACACGGCATGACGCAGGAAGAACTTGCAAAGGCGTCCGGCGTACACCGGGTCACTATCGCACGGATCGAAACCGGGGAGGTTTCCCCGATGGCCGAAACGCTGAAGCGGCTTGCGGATGCGTTGGGCGTGTTGGTCGATGACCTTATGAAAGCGGGGTAAACATGGACAGGTTGTATTCGGTGAAAGACATCTGCGCCCGGTAT